CGGTATATAACTGAAGGCTTCACGGAATAATTCATCGCCCCACCTATCATAGAAAGTTCGCTTACCACCATACTTAGCATCTACACCATAAGGAACTGGTGCGATTAAAACGCGATCTTTCTGAAGCATCTCAACAATACCTGCTTGAAATACTTTCTGAATCCGGGGTTGTTTTTGATGGAAGATACTGAGTGCTCTACCAGCAAAATCTTCTTCGATACTAAATAGAGTTCCGTCCGCGTTTTTAATCTTGTATTTTCTTGCGTCTGTATTAACGCTTGTTTTTGCTGTTCTCTTTCCTGCGCCCAAGTGGCCCGCATGGCGTAAAGTTTTGCCACAAAATCTAATGGGATGTTCATAACCCCATTTCTTTTTACTCCAGTCATCCTCTACTCCCCCAAAAAACCAAGTAGCAGTTAAAGCATGATAATCATGGAGATCAATATCAACTAAAGCCTGTTCATCTTCTGCTAGTAAAAAGACGACTCTAGCTTCAGCCTGTGCCTTATCCAATTGAACAAATATATTTCCTTTAGCAGGTTCATACATTTCCCTAACTTCGGGACCAATATCACCATGCTTTGTTTTGGTTTGAAATGGAGTTCCTAATGATTTCTTCTTTTTCTTACCATCCTCTCCTATTACTTCTATGGAAGGTCTAATAGGAGGATCCTGTTGGCCGGTACTACTTCTACCTGTCTCCAAACATGGGAAACAAGTAGTTTTCATTTTTCCATCATAGTCTGGAAGTGCCATAATATCGTGGCTAATTGTTCTTCTAACTCTCCTATTTTCAAGGATAAGTTCAACAACTCTTCGTTTATCGGGATCAGAGAAGGATTGGAGATTAAGTAAGGATGTAAGTTCTTCCTCTCCCGTACCATCTCTGCGTGGACATTTGAGAGTGTCAAAGAGGAGAATGCTAATTTGTTTAGGAGATTGACAATTAATGCTTGTTCCTGTGATTTTGAAGAGTTCATATCTAATCTTTTCATCCCATTCTATGTATTTTTGAAGGAGTTTATCCCGTTTCTGCTCGTTAATATGAAATCCGTTATTCTCTATTTCGAGATAAAAGTCAGGCAACTTCATTACGAAGTTTTCATACCAATCTCTCTGTTCTATTTCATCTATATCTAAATCCATCTTCTCATCTATTTCGTATGTAACACATGCATCACGCGCGCATCCTATAAGAAGATCATTTAACGACCCTTCATACATTCCCTCGTCCTTGTAGAAAGGTTCTTCCGTATAGATGCTCTGATTGAACGCAAGTTTTTTTGGTAGCTCTGGATTAATGGTAAATCCTTTGAGCATGATATCAGACTTAAGGCTTCTAATAGCAAATCCAAGTCGTCGAAGTTTGTCCCGATCATAGTTAAAATTTTGTCCGATGATGTCATGATTATATAGTATCTCAGTTAGGATTTTCCAACAATTAACCATGTCCTCATCAGGTATATTCGAGATTCCTTCTTTATTCCAGAGGGGGACTGTTAGGCCATGACCTTTGTTAAACGCTAATCCAATGCAGATTGGAATACATGAACCCCCTGCTTCTATATCGACTGATAATTTCCTACGGCTCTTATATGCTTCGTAGAAATTATATAATTCTATCGAGGATTGACATACCTTTAATACTCTTCTAGGGAGTTTTAATTCCGATGATTGCGCCTGTTGCCATGCACGCTTGAAATCGTTAACCATTATAAAACGATTCCAATATCCCTTTATCTCCCCACCAGAGGCACTATGCAATAAATGTGCGGGATGGTATGTGGGCACAAACTTTCTTCCCATACCATGCATAATTGATCCGCGAAAATTACTAATCTTATTTTTCCCTGATAATGCCCATAATGCAGTTCCTCCCAACGCGAGTATACAATTGGGCTTAATTGTAGATATTTCGGTTTGCAAATCTCTAAGTTGCTCATCAACATCTATTCCTACATTCTTTGCTCTAACATGAAATGGTATTTTCTTCCCCTTAGCCAACGGGGGAATTTCATATTTACATACATTAGTAATCCATATATCATCACGCGACGGTAAATCTGCATCACGTAATAATCTATCTAATTCTCGCCCGGAGGGGCCTACAAATGGTTTGCCTTCTGCAACTTCCTGATATGAAGGGGCTTCACCTAATATCATTAATTGCGCGCCTGAACCTGGCCCTACTCCGGGGACGTATATATTGCTCATGATTGTTTTGATACCCTTTGAAGAATTTTATTAAATCGTCTCCAATTATGTTCTAAACTAGGCCCTTCTAAACCCAATTCGGTTTTATAATATTCTTCCCATGCTTTTCGGACTAAAACCGTCATATACCAAGTAGGAAGATTTTTAATTTTAGTAATTTGTTGTATTGAATACTCAGCTGTATCTCGATTCATACATTTTCCGCCTGCTTATTTAATTGTTCAACTAGAATCTTACAGTTATCTTTATACTTCTCTAAATCCCCATTAATCATCCTCACAGAATTAACTACGTTTGTTTCTACTACTTTAATATTACTCCTCGAATGAGCAAATTGGGCATCAGTATTGAGCCAATCATGACATTGCTTGAGAGTTTTACACAGATATTCAAATGTATCCTTCTCTATAATAATTATCTGTTTCATTATTCAGTATCCTCATTTTCTAGAACCATGATTTTAATTGCACGCCATCTCTTATCAGGCAATTCAATTGGTTTAAATTCAACAATCATTCCTTCCTCTAACTTATCGAAAGTTAAGGTATTCACTTCAAGGAAGGTCCAATGGAAAAATAATCTGCGGAAGGGAATAGCTTTAGAAATAATAAAACCATATCCCCCCTCATTAATAAGAAAGATTTTACCCCGGACACGAACATTATCATGGGGCTTAGGATCAACAAAAGGTTCATCTAATGGCTTAAAACTATCCATAATACTCATCGAATTATACTCTCCAATTTCATTCGCAAATTAACAATGAATTCATGTATTGCCTTTTCTGTTTTAACTTCACTGATAATGAAAGTAGGGCATCTAAATCTATCACACTTAATACAGTTAGCATTACCAGCAGTATGATATACTCTGGAATGCCCACAATTGCAAACTAATAAATCACCTGCATTCATGATTCAAACCGGCTTAAAATTAGCTTTTACATCATGAACAAAGATTTTAGAATCAGGTGGATATGCAGTTACTCTTTCAACTTCTGTTGTAAACCTATTTATTCTGATATAATCTGCCATTAAATTGACAAATTCCTCAACTCTGATATCGGCTGGAATTTCTACTTTGAATTCCGCTACTATTTTCTTTTCCATTATACGAATCCTTTATTGCAGTTAAGAACTGAGTTCCATCTGGTGTATATCCAATGATAACTATCTTTGTAGGAGTTTCTACTCTCTCGAAAGTAAACCCCCTTATCTGTAACATGAAGATTAATTCTTCAAGGGAGGGTTTCATAATATCTTTAATTTAAAAACGGATGCGCGCTTTAATTCAAACGTGATGTGTCTTATCATAGGAGATGACACCATTTGTAAGAATCATAAGCGCGCATCCTATCACCTGATTAACTACTTGTCACCTATTCTCCCTCTATCATATGACAGAGTTCGTTCGGTTATTCTTTCGTCTTATCAGGTGAATCCAGTTCATCCTCTACTTCCACGTCCTCTTCCAAATCTTCATCTTCTTCACTTTCATCTTCATCATCTGTTCCATCAATCTCATCTTCTTCAACATCAGGAACATTATCAACTTCTTTATCATCAACGTTGTTCATCTTATAGTTAAACATTTTATTTTCTCCCTCTTTTTTAAATTAAGTTGCGCCCAACGTGTAAGCCTTTAATTCTGTCAGAGCAGAACTGGCGGTCTTGTATGTGTATCGGCCCTTGGTAATTGACAATCGCATGCAATTGTGAATTTACGCTTGTCCTTGTTCATACGCAACAACGTCTGGACGCAATATTTAATTACACTGCAACCTTAGGAGCCCGATAACCATGATCGGCCTTATTCTTCATACGGCCTTCATAGGTATCGTTAATAATATGCATCTCAACATACTTACCTTCAAGATGCTTCATTTCAATCTTGGATTCAGGTGTAATCTCCTCAGGAGAAAATCCTAATTGGGCCGCGCATGCTTTCACTAATCCCAAACTAAAGCCCAGTGCCTTAGTATTAAAGGACCATGCACCCATACCACCAATAGGAACATCTTTAAACTCTTCGGAACCATTCTCTGCATCCCGAACAATAGTTCCTTCGAGAACCATGTTATTGCTCTTACCATCCTTACTAAGTGCCCAATCCCCCACTACATCAATCTGCACAAGATACCATGAGGGGGGAACAATCTTATCTCGAAGCAAATCACGCTTGCTGTATTGAATTGTTGGCATTGTTCATCTCCGTAATCTTCGTTGGGGTCATCTTCGTAATCGTAACTACTCTACTTGAGACTGGGGATCATTGAATACTACAGCTTTAATAGCCCACATTGCTGTAGTTTCATTATTTGTGATAGCAACAGAAGATTGTCTGTTATTACCACAAATTTCTTTAATCAATCTTTCTCCTTCACTAAAATGTTCACGCAAACGATTGATTTTATCCAATCCTTCGGGTGAAGGTTTGTGATATGCATATGGTTTATCAATGGGCATTTATTTCACTCCAGTCATCTTTGTAATCGCGGGTTGAATCCACTTGTCATACAATGGGTCATTACCAAATACAATTTCTTCGTCTATTGGTAATGAACTTCTAGCGAAATCATCTCCTGTGTGAGTTGTTTTTAACGCATATTGACCACCACGGCCAACGAGCGCGCCCGTTTTAATATTGAAATGATACACTTCAGAACAGTATGCAGGAATCTTTTGGGCAATAGCTTTACCCGCTGTAACTAATACACGGGACATATGAGTTTGCCCATCCAAAGATTTCTGTTCTTTCTGAATAATGTGAGCAATTAAAACCACATTTACTTTCTTATCTGATCTTAATGCTTTGGTAAGAGCAATCAATTCTGATATCGCAGAGGCTTCGGCATTAAATTCATCGAAACCACTTACGGGAATACCAGCTATCTTTTTGCCCCCACCCTCACCTGATTTAATTTTAATAGTCTGACGTATAGATGCATCAGCCATTGAAGTAATAGAATCTACCACAATGGTTTTGAATTTACACGCCATCTGAAGTTGTTCCAGCTTATACTTAGCTCTATCCCAATTATCGTAATCATCATATTCAATTTCCTTCGGATTAATATTCCAAGCCCGCATGGGTAAACCTAATGCATCCATTTTCATATCCCAACTAAACCAATACTGAGGCTTAGGAAATGATAATGCGCATGTACTCTTTCGAGTACCTGGTTCACCCTTGAAGAGACAATATAGGTTGGAATAATCTACTGTTTCTAATGTTGGCATTATTCCACTTCCACTACTTCAATAGGAGCCTTCAAGGGTCTAACTACTTTAATAATCTGCACGATAATTTGATCCTTTTCTGTATCCCTTGCAAGTTCGGATGCATGCTCAATTGCTTCTTCCAATGTCTCATGCGCCCATTCACTATGTCTTGCATGAGTGGGATGCATGGATTGGGATGCCACATAAAACTTCTTTGTGATTTTCATTACATTACTTCCTTTCCAACGATAACCATAATTGCTTTACTTACTGCTTCAGTTAATTGCCCTATATTTGAAACCAATCTAATTCTTTCTACTAACATTTGTTTATCTGCAAAAATATTAGAAGGATTCTTTT